AATCACTGCCATTGCTGGCATATAAAAATGAAACCGGATATTTATTACGGTGCTGGTTTAAAGCCCTGCCGGGACTTCGTTATTATCCATGCGAATAACTTTATCGACCGGATAACAGTTACCGGGAATTTTCTGTTCCGCTGCGGCAGCCATGCATTCTTTCATTGAGCCGTATACGCCAGTAACCATGTCAACCGGTTCACCGGAAACAAGAAAAACCGTCAGAACAAGTGCAAATGTGGTATTCATTGCCAGCATCCTTTTTGCATCAGGCGTAAACGGGCCAGCATTGAAACAATGCATATTTTATTTAATAGCTCCCGTTCTTGTTTTCTCTTGTTAATGGCATCTTCAGTAAATACAGGGTTACTGATAGTGACACCAATTTCAAAACAACCTTCAGACGTATTAACGTTTGGTAATAACGTTTCCATTATCGCGTCCTCAACAATGAATTTTGTGATGCGGTGCCTGGTGCCTCCAGGTGACGTTAACCAGTTAACAATTAACGCCGGATACAGAGAACCCACCCATAAGAACCAATACGGAGGTCAACTAGCCTTTTTAACTGTTCCGCGTGCGCTTAGCCGCATTCACCGCATCACAAAATTCACTTTAAAAAGGGCGGCAGAGCAGTCACGGAGTAAAACTGATACCGCCAAACGTCACCAGAAAATTGATAACAGAGGGCGTTGCAGCGGAGTTGTCACTTAAGTGTATGGTCAACCTGACAACCCGGTGCTTCATCGGGAAGACATGAACTCCCCGCCATACTTACCGCCGCGCCATTTCGCGGAGTGCCACAACCGGAAGCGCACGGTCGACGAAAATTTAACGACAGGCTATCTATGAACCAGCTACCTCGCCGTGCGCTTTCGCGTTATGGTCTGACTTTTCAGGGAAATATCCTTTCAGTAAACTGTCAGTTCCGGATGCTCACCCGTGTCCGGCGCACGCACTCCACCTCACCCGTGGAGAACTCCTTAATTACCAACCTTAGCTTCGTTGGTTAGCTATTAACGCGGGTATGTAATCATTCTGGCAATGCTTAATGCCGCTGCTTTTTCCAGCCTGGTGATATCCTGCTCCAGAGCGGACAGATTTTCAGCCTGCTTAGCCCTGGCTTCATTGGCCCATTTCAGATCCTGCGCTGCATTAATTTTCTGGCGCATCCACTCATAAAGTTCATCATCGGTATAGTCTGGCGCGATGATGACGGGTTCTCGTTTCTGCATGTCGACTCCTTGTGGTTCGTGTTGCCTGCTTTTAACCACATCAGGCGAGGTGGTATCCTGAAAGCCGACCAAAGCTTTACGGATAAATAAGTTATGTTGCAACCACCAATAAATCCGCTTAAAAATATGAAAATTGATTACTGGTATAAAGCACTTACAGTTGTTGGTGCTGCGTTGTTTGTCTTTAATGGAACATCTTTTTTTGACAGATACCCCGTTGTTCCACTGGCTTTTTTGTCCTCCGGTATTTTCTTCACTGGCCTTGGAGAGTGGATCAATCACCCTCTCAGAGTGAGATTTATTGGTCCCGGAGCCGTTGCCCGGGGGCATAACCGTTCTCCGTGCACACTCGGCATTATCTTCGATATATTGGGTGTCTGCCTGATTGTTACAGGAGTCGTCAAATTCTTCTGAAGAGAATCCACACACAGGGCATACAACCGGAATACGGCAAATGATTTCACCCGGCTCGATGTGTGGGTACTCGCCATCAATTTTTTGTTGCTCCCGTATGCCCATGTTGACCTCATTTCCCCTTAACGCCGGGGTAGCGGAACAAAAACCTGCTGCATAGTTAAAGTTGAACCCTGCCGTCATGTTCTTACGCCTCGGGCTGGCTACTTAACCCCTGACCACTGCCTGGTAACTCGAAGTATTGCCCGGCGTTCTGTGGGGCGGGGTGGGTTGGTGAACACATCATAAAACACACAAAATGTGTTAGTCAACACAAAAAAAGTGTATAAAGGGATAAAAAACTCCCATTCAAGAGGCGATGGGAGGTGGTTAGTTATTCGCTGTTACTGGGATATTGTTGGCGAGCATGTGCCACGCTTACAATTTCAATGCTTGAGGCAGCTACTTTGTACAGTATTATGTAGTTAGGGTGAGCCACTATCTCTCTCAATCCAGAAACCCGTTCGCTTGGCGGATATAGGTACGGATGCTCAGATAGGGGTAGTACAGATGTTTCAATGCGTATTTTTAGTCTGCGCGCTGCCGGAGGGTTCTCCTTGGCGATGTAAGTTATGATCTGACGCAAATCATCGCGAGCAGACGGTAACCATAATATGGGCAGCATTACACGCTCTCGCTTTCCGTGGCAATTTGATTGATGATTTTTTCCATTTTTGCCATTACTTCGTCGTGCGGAATTGCCGGGCGTGGATCTGCCAAACTTGCTGCAACCTTGGCGCGCAACCATTCGTTATAGCTGTTTTCTTGCTCGATAGTTTCAAATTCTGAGACTATTGGCGAAAGAACCGTGTTCATAATATACCTCTCCCGTATGGTTGTGATTATGCTCGACGTCCTTTTTGAGCGGCGAGCCATCTTGCAACGGTGCGATCCATTGATTCTTTTTTGTCTTTCATGTCCTTAAGCATTTGTTCTTGCTCTTCTTCTGGGAACGCCCCAAATGTTTGAAGTAAATCTCTTTGGCGCGGACCTATTTTCATTGAGTCAGGCACTACAACCTGTTCATCCTCGCTCGGAGGAAGCATGAACCAAAAAATAGGTCGTGCGGTTATTTGTGAAAGTCGATCTAAATTGTCAGGATTTGGACTAACCAAGCCCGCAGCCCATCGCTGCACTGTTTGTTGCGACACCCCAACTAATTTCCCAAGCTCCGCTTGACTCCAGCCTGTTTCAGACAAGAGTTTCTTTATTCTATATGCAGTGATCTCGAGTGTTTTCATACCAACAATTCTACTCAAAAAATGAGTAATACGCGACACACAAAAAACGAGTTTACACATACACGTTTTTTGTGTAACCTCCTTTCGCATAATGGAGGTACAAATAATGAATGAACATATTAAGAAAAAGGTTGCGGAAAAATTCTCCCAGCGAGAACTGGCTATGCTGATGAGCACGAAACAACAAAGTGTATCTCGTTGGTTCAACTCTAAGTTCCCTGCATCAAGGGTGATTCATTTGTGTCAATTGATGCAGTGGGAGGTTGTTCCCCATGAGCTCCGACCAGACATATACCCTAACCCAACCGACGGTTTACCTGTTGGATTCAAGGTTAACACATCAAATGCACCGGAGTTGATTCATGAAAATCAAGCATGAACACATCCGCATGGCGATGAATGCCTGGGCGCATCCGGACGGCGAGAAAGTACCGGCTGCAGAGATTGCCAAAGCGTATTTTGAGCTGGGAATGACGTTTCCTGAACTGTACGGCTACAGCCATCCGGAAGCCCTGGCTCGCAATACTCAGAAAATATTCCGCTGGGTGGAGAAAGACACCCCTGATGCTGTTGAAAAAATTCAGGCGTTGTTACCAGCGATCGAAAAAGCAATGCCACCTCTGCTGGTGGCCAGAATGCGCAGCCACAGTTCAGCTTATTTTCGGGAGCTGGTGGAGACGCGGGAGCGACTGGTGAGAGACGCTGATGATTTTGTCGCAGTGGCGATCGCTGGTTTCAACCAGATGAATCGTGGTGGTCCGGCAGGTAATGCAGTGGCTGTACATTAAGAACGTTTATGGGGTTAGGATGAAGCTCCTTTTTGCCGAACGCCCGCTGGTTATAAACACACAACTGGCTATGAAAATTGGTTTAAACGAGGCCATTGTGTTGCAGCAGCTGCATTACTGGCTGAGAGATACCAGTTCCGGCATGGAACACGATGGTGTTCGCTGGATTTATAACACAACGGATCAATGGCTGGAACAGTTTCCGTTCTGGTCAGAGTCAACGTTAAAGCGCGCGTTCGCAAGCCTGAAAACACAGGGGCTTTTGCGTAGCGAAAAGCTCAATAAGTCGAAGCGCGACATGACCAATTTCTACACGATTAATTACGAGAGTGAGCTTTTAGATGATGGCAAAGTGAGCGAATCGAGCAGGTCAAAATGCACCGCCCCATCAGGTCAAATTGACGCGATGGAAGAGGTCAAAGTGAAACGTTCCATTGGTTCAAAACGACCCAATGTCATCAGGTCAAAATGGCCCGATGATCCTACAGAGATTACTACAGAGATTACTACAGAGAATAAAAACACTTCTTGTCCGGACGCTTCGCAACCGGACGGACAGACAGCAGAACAGGATTTTTTAACCCGACATCCTGATGCAGTTGTGTTCAGTGTAAAAAAACGCCGATGGGGAAGCCAGGAAGATTTGGCGTGTGCGAAGTGGATCTGGGGGCGGGTTGTAAACCTGTACGAACAGGCTGCCAGCGACGATGGCGAGATCACGCGACCGAAAGAGCCCAACTGGACGGAATGGGCCAATGACGTGCGCATGATGCGGATGCTGGATGGCAGAACTCACAGGCAAATTTGCGAAATGTTCAGCCGGGCGCAGCGGGATCCGTTCTGGATAAAAAACGTCAGGAGCCCGTCGAAACTCCGCGAAAAATGGGACGAACTGGCAATTCGTTTGTGGCGCGGTTCTGCGCAGCGTTGTGTGAATCACATTTCTGAACCGGACACCGAAATTCCGCCGGGATTCAGGGGGTAACGGGCCATGAAAAATATTGCGACAGGTGGTGTTCTTGAGCGTATCCGTAAGCTGGTCCCGCAGCATGTAATCGCGCCGTACCGGACAGTTGACGAGTGGCGAGAGTGGCAACTGGCAGAAGAGCGAAAACGTAGCGAGGAGATCAACCGCCAGAATCGCCAGTTGCGGGTGGAAAAAATCCTGAATCGTTCGGGCATCCAGCCTCTGCACAGCAAATGCTCGTTTGCGAATTATCAGGTGCAGAACGACGGGCAAAAACACGCGCTGAGCCAGGCAAAATCCATCGCTGACGAACTGATGACCGGGTGCACGAATTTTGTGTTCAGTGGTAAGCCGGGTACCGGAAAGAATCACCTTGCAGCCGCCATTGGTAATCATCTTCTGGCGAAAGGTCGCAGCGTGATTGTGATAACGGTGGCTGATGTGATGCTGGCGTTACACAACAGCTACGACAACAAAAACTCAGGCGAAAAATTTTTACAGGGGTTGTGTGATGTTGACCTGCTTGTCCTGGATGAAATCGGAATGCAGCGGGATACGCGCAACGAGCAGGTCACGCTGAACCAGATAGTCGACCGCAGAACGGCTTCGATGCGTAGTGTCGGAATGCTGACGAATCTGAACCACGTAGCGATGAGTACGCTTCTTGGCGAGCGTGTAATGGACCGCATGGTCATGAACGGTGGTCGCTGGGTGAATTTTAACTGGGAGAGCTGGCGTTCGAATGTCAGACACCTGAGGGTTGTGAAGTAATTTTGTCCGGAGGAAATTTTAATGGAAACCGTTTTTGACGCGCTGAAAGCAATGGGAAAAGCCACATCCATAGAACTTGCTACGCGACTTGATATCAGTCGTGAAGAAGTGCTGAACGAACTATGGGAACTGAAAAAGGCTGGTTTTGTTGATAAAAGCGCGTACACCTGGCGTGTGGCTGATAACAACGTTCAGCAGGAACAGCCAGCGCAGGCAGAACTGCCGGAAGAAACCACCACAGCAACAGTAGCGAAAATCTCAGAGTGCGATTTAACCGCGACGATTGAACAACGCGGACCACAAACGGCGGATGAGCTGGATGCGGTGTTCGGTACCACATCACGCAAAGTGGCTTCAACGCTGGCAATGGCAATCAGCAAAGGTCGTCTGATTCGCGTAAATCAGGACGGTAAATTTCGTTACTGCATGCCGGGCGATAATTTACCAGCAGAGCCGAAAGCCGCGCTGGTAACGGAAAGTGATGGTAAGGCCTTTCCTCAGCCAGCAGGTGTTGCGTTACCAGTACAGGAAGTTGCAACACAGGAAGATATAAAAACAGAAACTGTGGCTGATATTGTGCAATCGTTACCATCGTTTACTGAAACGCGAGCGGATGACCTGGTTTTACCATCGCTGCATATGGCAAACCGCGAATTGCGTCGGGCGAAAAGTCATGTCCAGAAGTGGGAGCGAGTCTGTGCCGCGCTGCGGGAGCTGAACAAGTACCGGGATATTCTGCGGGATATTGCCGCCACCAGAGAACAGCAGCGGTGAGTGGCTGGAAGAAGTGGTGCCGTGCGGAAATTATGATACTCCGGCAGTGTGCGGGAGCGATGACAGTCGAAAGCATCGGTTATCTGATTGGCCGTAGTGAGTCAGCCGTCAGGACGAAAGCGCGGGAACTGGGTATCAGTCTGATGTTGCGGGGTGATTTTCACCAGTCGGTAAAAATTCCCCAGAGCAGTGTTGAGGTGATACGACAGCTACATGAGCAGGGCATTTCAGGTCGCGAGATAGCGGAAAAATTCGAAATGCCGCTGCGCACGGTGAATAACTATGTTTATTTCGACAGGAGGGTACAAGGGTGAGGGTTTATATCGCCGGTCCAATGACGGGGTATGAAAATTTCAACCGTGAGGCGTTTCACAAGGCAGAAGAGGAACTGAAACGGGAAGGGCATACAGTCTTGAACCCGGCAGTACTTCCGGACGGGCTGACACAGCCGCACTACATGGATATCTGCATGGCAATGATACGTAGCGTGGATGCGATTTATATGCTGAAAGACTGGCAACGGTCAGCAGGCGCTAAAGCGGAAATGGCTCTGGCGGAGAAGCTAGGGCATGTGGTTGTTTTTCAGAGGGGGCGATATGCCGATTCTCTGGTTTCAGGAGGTGTGGGAAAAAGAAATGTGGGAAGGTCTTGTGATTGTGGCCGAAACAGTTCTTTTATTATGGTCTGTGATTGCGTGTATTTTTATGATTTATTGTGAATGATGTGAATCTCGCGGTGGCCACTGAATTGCAACCATTACCCCCTGTGATGTAATTGTGGGGTAATGGTTGCGCAGGCATAGCGACAGGACTGGATGAGAAAAATATGACAAAATTTACCAGAGAGCAATTGATTGCTCATGCTAATGAAAGTGTGAAATCCATGAAATTTGCTGCGGGACAGACCGCGTTTAAGACTTCAAGAGTTGCCATTGAAATGGATCTTGCACTTGCCCGTATTGCGCTTGCCTCACTTGAAGCAATGCCAGTTGCATGGTCCTGTGCTAACAATATGGTTTTGTTCAATGCTGAATCTGTTGCGGCATACGCAAAACACTCAGCCATTGCGCCAAAACCCCTGTACGCTGCGCAACCGGCATCACTTTCACATGAGGAAGAGTTGACAATGCTGGTTAAACAATTGGTAAGTCAGTTGAAAAAAGCGAAACCAGATTGCAAATTACCGGAGAAGGCGATGGACTACCTGAAGCGGAACGAACTGATAAGTGCAGAGGATGTTTTACGATGACCTGGCCGGAGGCATTCACAACGACAGGAATTGCAATGGCGGTAGCACTTGTTGTGTATTCGATTTGCCGCTGGGGATAAAAACGGTTTGCAGTGAAAGGGGAGTTAAGTAGAATTGCTGCGGGTGCTTGAGGCTATCTGTCTCAGGCATGAACACCAAAAGGCAGATAGAGAAAAGCCCCAGTTAACATTACGCGTCCTGCAAGACGCTTAACATTAATCTGAGGCCCAATCTATGTCTCACAAATGTAGGTTAGCCTCTTACGTGCCGAAAGGCAAGGAGAAGCAGGCTATGAAGCAGCAAAAGGCGATGTTAATCGCCCTTATCGTCATCTGTTTAACCGTCATAGTGACGGCACTGGTAACGAGGAAAGACCTCTGCGAGGTACGAATCCGAACCGGCCAGACGGAGGTC